TTTTGAAATTTTTATGCAGCTGCCCATGCACAGCGCGAAGGTCATCACAGGAAAACAGCTTCCGGATAGCTGTGAAAAACCTGTGTCAATAAATATGAACGAATAAATGCGATTAAATGCGAGTGATTAAGTCGGGTTTAAATGAGATGCAAATATTTACAATGCTAAATATAATTGTTTTAGAAGAGATCACGAGAATTCTTCTTGAATCGTGTGAGTGGTACGGGACGGCCGTCAGCGAGCCACTCAATCGAGTATAAAATGTAACGTGTGTTACTGCGATTTTTGTGAACGGAGAAGAGGTCGTACACGAAGTAACCTTGAGATGCCAACTCGTAAGCGACGTATGCTTCATCGTCGCTAATGTGATGATACGTGTACTTCCTCATAGCTATGTAATGAAAAGTGCCAGGTGGGGATCGATTTAACTTCTGTAGGACTTTGATGTTACTTTGTTGTAAATAGTCACCAACCCATGGCAATAAAGAACTTTGAGGGTTAACGAGAAAATCTTCGACACATATAAAACGATCCCTATCAAGTATAGATAATTGTTCCGGTGATAAATCGACTACGCCGAGATGCTCGGCAGCACAGGCGATGTACGGTGGTGATATGATGTTAACTGACTCGATTGCTGTTGAAGCATCAGCGAGTTCGGGAACGGATGCTTCAACGCCTCGAGAAAAGCCGAGAGCATTGATGACATCAGCAACGATCCGGTTCGTTGTGATGTCATGCATATGCATAGGATTTCGGCTGACAGGGCATGTGGAACTCAAGCCCAGCCATGTGATGATGGCGGGTCGATCGAACAAATGGCCGCAGGGACATGTGACAGGATCGTAAGCGACGTCCTGTGTGATAGAACACGAAAGTGCCCCCACAGCTCTAGTAAGAGCGGCCTTGTTGGTGAAAATCTTTTGCACGTTGTTCTGAAGCGTAGTCATTGTAATGGAAAAAGTTTATAGGTGGTAATAGTGGTGTTTTTATACGAAAGCAGCAGCGATGGATGCTCCTGTGGTGACAACGGAAGCTGCTGTTTTTAGCGCCTCTGTGAGTGTACCAGAAGTCGAATTGCCTGGTGCTGCAATTGGTTGCGCGTTAGCGATGCGGTCAACAGCCTGGATGACATGGTCATTGCGTGGTGGGGCAGGTTTGGCTAACGCGTAGGATGTGTCACTAGGATTGGGTGTATATTCAACGCAGTATATAATATCCAGTAAGAATGTCGAGTGTGATACTGCGCCAGATATGGTGAGTAGTGTGGTGGCCCAATCGGAATCAAAAGATGATACGATGGGGACAGTGCCAACTTTGGCTGAGCTCGAAATTCTGCCGTTACTATTGAGGAGACAGTGCTTTTCATCAGCAGGTGTGGTGATGAAAGTAAGGAGTGAAGATAGATCTTGCCATTGATAATCAGAATTGTTGTGCCGTAATAATCCATGCGCGCCGGTGCGTAATGGGATAGTTCGTGTGTCCTGCGAATTGTTGGCTCCAAAATCCAAATTTTGTGTGAAATTTCGGAGCATAATCTGATTTGGTGACCAGACCTCAGCGTGTCCAGTGATACTATCTAGCACAGTGAAACTAGCGACATTTGGTGTAGGTGCTAGTGTACCGGTTTGGACGGTGTTAACTCGGATTGAGCCGCTATTATTGATAGTAGATCCGGTGTATGTGACTGACCAGGCGGCCGTGACAATACGTGATCGACCTGAGTTGAAGACAACTTGGAAATCGTCATAGGATCCGGTGGAGTTACGTAATGCGATGCCCCCATCAGCCCAACCAGGTAAACAAACAGAGTTGTAAGATGCTGATGTCCATGTATTATAGGTATTCCCGGCAGCGGTGTAAGTGTCATTTGTGGGTGTTTGAAACCATACAGGATAAGGCAAACACGGTGTTATAGCGATGTTCATGGCACCAGTGCTACCCAGTGTAAAAGGTATTTGAACACGATGGTCGAGCATAATTTTCCTTGACATCGATCCATCAGGGATCGATGACATGCCACCGTTTGCGTTGAAAGGTGCGACTCGACAGGATAGAAAATCGCGTCCGCCGGGTGTGGATTGTACGACGGAAAGCATGGATCGTGGATCAGGACCGCGTGGTCGCGGCACTATTGAGAAATTACCATAAGGGTTGCGTGGTATGCGTTTTCTACGCAAGGGGATCGGTACTCGCCGACGTACTGGGTTGGTCACGCGTGTACGTCGAATTGGTGGGACTCTCCGACGGTTGGTAACCGGACGACGGCGTGGGTTTTTGGTGATATTACGATTGTTAACTATTGTTGTCATAGTATTGGAACGAAGGCTCTAATTAACTGTGGTAAACTAACTAACTAACTTGTTGTAAGATTAATAATGAGATTAGTTTTTGGTTGCCGTCTGCGCGACTGGCAATATATCTTTATGGAAGTGGATCATTTGGTCGAAAGTTCTAGGATGATCCGCCTCTTGGTGTAAGAAACCATAAAGCATTTGCATTTCGGCAGAAGTTGGTACGTAATCGAAAAGTCCGGTGGCGTTGTAGTACTGGTTGGCGGCAAGACACGCCTCGTCGAGGTCAGATTGCTGTTGAATCATTTCGAGACCGCCTCGCAATGAGATGATGGTTTCTCGATACTGATGGTAATCCTTATAATCTTTGGACAAATATTTGGCCACGCGACGTAGGGCGTCGGGCACAACCGCTTGTGACAAAATAAATTTACCGGCGAATTCAATCACCGGTGGTTCTTCGTTCTTCAATTGGAGACCATGGTCGGACAACCATTTTGAGGCGAAATCAAAGGTGATGCTGGCACCGATGAGAGCAGAGTCATCACCGGTGAAAGTGGCTACGGCGAGATGATCCCACTTATACATGATGGCGATGTTACACATGTTGTAAAAAGTGTTCCTTAACCAAGTTTCGAAAGTGCCGGAGTGAAATTTGAGCTCACCGATCAATTTGCAAAACGACGCAAACATGGTCCATCGGTCGCTGTGGTCCCGGTAGCGATAGACAAGATCTAGAGGCATTCCGACACAGATGTAAATCACAGACATAAGCATGTAAGCCATCATCCCTTGGGTACTGTCATATTCCGAGAAGTCGCCAGCTTTCCGATCCAAAATCAGGTTCGGGTGTTCATCTCTAAATGCGCATAATAAGTTGCCGACTTTCTCAGAAAATTCGCAATCGGTTAAGTTACACATCATAACTACGTTGTCTTTAAGTAGTCCGGGTAACAGATGTGTGATCATACGACCGAAAGCCGCATAGAGCAAGTTGACTTGTTTGTTGTATGCACTGACACCTTGCGATACTTTAACAAAATCATATGATTTTGTTTGCATCTTGGCTTTAACTTGTTTCTTCGGGAAGAACGATACCCAAAAATCTTTCGTGCTTTCAAGTAGCTTGTCGTATTCATCTCTCGGCATACATTTCTGATCGACGGATCGGAATGCTTCAGTTAAATGATATTCAAATAGTCCTGGTGTTAAGGCTTGTTTGCGTAATGCACACAAAAAGGTGATCGTTGTGGGTTTGATAAGACTTACGACACCGTTAGTGAAAGGATCTTGGTCCGGTATGCTGACATTGTTTTGCCGGTTAGTCGGTGTGGCGAATTTATCAACAAATGCATCCAGCATTGTAGCAACATCAGTTATTGTTAACTGCTCGGTGGATCTCATTGTGTCTTTGGCGTATCTTCCAGATAAAGACCCAATCAGTGTGAGTGCGTCGGAATGCTGCACTTTCGCGTATTTTTGATCGGTGATACGAAAACCGTGAGCGCTCATTTTTCTCATTTTATCCATCAATTCTTCTGCTTTAATTATGAGTCGCCCCCCACCATCGTGTGGGATGTTAGTGTCAGTGATTCCAGCGATGCCCGTAAAGAAATCATTCGTTTTGAAGGTGCGTTCCATGATGTCGATCGCCTGTTCTAATGTGCACTGTTGGAATGTGGCACTCTTATCAACTTGTTTTGTTGGTATTTTAGTTGGTCTAGTTCCTGCGTTCATGTTCAATATGTCCCTCGGTATTATGGCATCATGAAGGTGCATTCCATAACGTTGTAGGTTGATGTCAATGTTGGAACCGATGTAATCAATGTATCGGCGTAAATGATCGTTTTGTCCGATAAAAACCAATTTTTCAGAGTGTCGTGATAACATGACTCTGACGTGTTCGATGGATTCCGTTAATCCTGTGTGTACTGCTCTCTCATCGACCGCAAAGTACACAGTGCGGCTGGACTCTCCCTGTATCTGATGTATGGTATTCACGTTAAGTTGTGCTGCAGTTGTTTGATTATAAACGAATAATGGACCGACACCATATCTTTTCTGCAAGGACGGGTAATCATCAGTTTTTGCATCGACGTAATAGATCGAGGCCGCAATATTACTTGTGCCAACCATATCTTTATATCCTAACGCGCGCAGTAATGTGATGACATCATGCGGGTTGCGGCGATTAACCCAATTGACTATTTTCGGTCTGATATCGCATAGTCGCTGGATCCCTGCGTATGATTTATCACTGGTGAAATCGATGGGTCCAATTTGCAATGGATCGCCGTACAACATGATACTGCCTGGTTGTAAAACGTTAGCCACTCGTAGGATGTAAGGCACATAAAAGGTGAAAGCCTCGTCAATGATGATGGTCGCACCGGGGTTGATTCTCATGGTGAAAGCTTTATGGAATGTGTACACGTGATTAACCCCGGCATCTTTATATTGACGATGTAGTCTCTTGGTTGGTACTATGATTGCAACGTTCTTGCGGCTCATATATTGACAAATGATGTCGGTTGTTTTACCGCAACCGGGTACACCAGAACAAATGTTGACAGGAACATTTCGATTTTCATACTTGCACCTTCTGATGCACACACCATCCGGGGCTTCTGATGTGAAAACTCCCTCGAACCTGAGGCATTCTTTTTCATCGATCACGAGCGTCGTTGTATAGAACTTTAGTATTTCTTGGCCGATCTTTACGCGTTGTGAAACAAGGATGCCAGCCACGGCGGCTTGTGTGGCGCATCGGCGATCATCTTCAAATCTAGCCAGAACGCCATAAAAGTTCAAGGCATCGGTGCGTGAGACCGCAGCATCAAATCGTCGACCGTATAAGTAAAATTCCCGGTTAATTTCGCCACTGCTACGTGGTTTGATAATGCGTATTTGATCTAATAAGGTGATTATCGTATTCAATACACCATACGTATTATACTCACGTGATGGCCAGAAACACTTAATGATGATCTGTTCATTAGTCCTGCATAACCGTATAACATATTCGGCGCAATCAATAAAAGCCTGCTGTGGACCGATGTCGCAATATATTAGATTGTTTCCATCAGTAACATATGGTAGATTTTTCAAAGTACGCACGTCCTGCGTAAAGATACTGCTGTAACGTGGTCGGTACTGCGGCGCAACAGGTATTTCGTATTCAACAGCGTGATAAGCCCCCGCGCTAGGATAGACGGTGCTAGCATGACCCGGTCCTGCGCCAATGTCCATGAAGTTATTGATATTACTAATTGCACAATCTTTGAGTATCTCAGCCAATTTGGCGGCGGCTCGTGATTTATGGTTATGATTGCGAGATGGAGCGGTGATGTTCATGAGTTTGAATTTACGATCGTCGGCTGCTAACTCAGTGTCGCATTCGCGCGGTGCGAGGCCTTCCGGGTACTCAGGTGTCCAACGGGGAGGGACCCCGACATGTCTCTCAAATTTAATGGAAGAAGCTGCGTCGAACGTTTGAACAGATGGTGATTTGTCGATGTGACTTTCGATGATCGGTATATCCACGATTTTTGGCACCGAGATTGGTTCGGATGATATCGTCTGTTCAACCCTGTGTACGACGGCACGCGTGTTACTACGCATAGTGTTAAAATGTGGGTATTTTTCAGTGGTTAAAATTCGCTGATACGATTGGATCTGGTCGTTCTCTTCAATTTTGTGGAAATGACCCCCGATTGATGCCATAATTACATGTAAATTACAGATGTCACTTGTTGCTACTGTGACGTCTTCTGTGGGTGTTTCATCGAACAAGTCTCGCAAGTCGTAAGTATTTTCCCCAACACCGCTGTTGTTGGTAGTAGGTGCAATACATGGTGGTGGTGCGCTAGATATAGTTGGAAAAGTGATGATGTTACCCACGTTGATGGCACTGTTACAGCGGATTGGCCCACATTCAACAATTTGCAGTGATCGTAAAGCCGAGTACCATTCAATTTGACTTTTCAGTTTGTGGTTAGCTTTTCGCAGGCACCACCATTCACTTATGTCATGTGAAAATCGTTTGAACATCCCATCGAGTGGGAACCACCAACGTCCTGTGATTTCACGATTTTTCGTACGTTTAAATTCATGGATGAAGTCGTTAAATTTATCGACACGGGAATTTCGTTCGATGATGCATAGGAACACGAAAGAGTAAACGACACGGTCCAACATGAGTGGGTCGATTTCGAAACTATCGTTAATAACCGTATCCTTGATGTCGATGCGTGTGATGATCGATGTGGCAAATTGATGGATAGTCTCAGCTCTCAACTCCATCGTCTTGAGTCCGAAATTCACGCAGCGTGAATAGAAGGTGCGTGGACACGTAATGTACGTGATCGGTTTTGCAAAATAGTCCTGAGTATAAGTGAATATGTCAGGTACCATAACGTAATCAGCCAAATAGTCATGCCACAGCGTGTGTTCCAAGCGGACAATCCGCGCCACGTTAGAAACCTTACACCACCTCTGCTTGTACATACAACCAATCTGATCTTGCACTTCGACAATGATATTAAATTCCGGTCCAATGATAGCGTTGGTCATCAACTTTTCTCGCCAAATTTTCGAATTGTGTATGTATGCAAAGGACGCATCTTTAAAAGACATAGTTGAATGGGTGTTATCTTCAATGTAACGGTAGAAATCGAATTGCTGGGAATGCGCGTTGATCGAAATGGCATGCTCCCAGAATAATTCGGGTGGGTACCATGTCCAACTAACCATCGTGTCGGCACCGTGTGATTTGAAAATGCGCCAGATATCTTCACATGTAATGTCATAGAGACAGTGATTAGCAACCAGGAAACGACTTTGATGCGAACAATTCTCTGATCCTTTGAGACAAACTGATCCTTGCGAAAAATAATCACTTTCGTTATAAGCCGTATACAAATTTCTGGTGCGATGTGGACTGCGCATAAGTTCACGCAACTCGTGTTGTTGTTCCGATGAGTCCAATTGTGTGAGATAACGAAAAGCATCTCGAGCATCTGTAGCAACGAGACAGGTGTGGTGTTTGTGCTTGCCGAAGGTGTCGAGGATATTACCCCCGACGTCGATATAACGTGGATGTTTGCTCCCTTCTGCAAATAAGTCCGATCGTGAAAACTCGTGGCAAGCTCGGGCGACCGGGTGTGTAGTTCTCCTATTGGCGGTCGGAGACATATGCACCATTTGATTTCCAAATAATGACCGTATACTGTCCAAGTCAGCAGGGCTGACGAGAAAATCTAAGAGATAAGAAGCACGGTCATGAGCTTCGCGGTAAGCAATCTCTCGATCTACTCCGAAACGTGAACATTCAGAACGATGAGCGGGCGTCATATCGCTGGCCGATAGGTAAAGACTACCTAGCGGCGTGCGTCGACGCGAACTTTTCATGCTGTGTTGTTGCGGAGTGTTGTTATT